TAATATAGCTGTTAATGAAGATATTATAATAATACAGATTTCTCAAGTGTCAAGAGATTACTCAAGAAATCAAATAATGGATTTATATGCAGCAAAAGGAAGTGGAGCAATAGAGAATGCATCACGAAAAGTTATAGGAATTACAGGTTCATCTGATGACACAGAAAAGAAAGTATCACTGTTTAAGAACAGCGATGGTGATCTCTTCGATGTCAAGTTAGAATGGACTCCTTCATTCAGATTGAAGAAAAAGAAGACTGAAGAAATTCCTACTAAACCAATGAATAAGAAATTCACTATAGTGGAGGAATAATGGCAACAACAAAAGAACTTGTAGGGGCACTCATAGATATTAATCAAGAGATGGAGAGCCTTGAGCAAGGAAATGACATCGACATGGAGCAGCACAAGAGCCTCGAAGAGGCGAGAATGACGCTACATAAAGAAGTCAAAAGTAAAATCCAAAATGTCGATTACTTTATGGTCGAACTTAACAAAAAAGAACACTTGATTGACGCTGAGGTAGAGTCATTGAAAGACGAAATTGATAGACTCAAATCAAGAAGACGAGGGTTAGTGAAAACAAAGGATTTCTTTAATAAGAATCTTTTACCAGCTGTAATAATGGAAATTGGGAATGACGATGGAGTATATGAAACTAATACCGCAAGGTATAAGCTTTACGAAACATTTGGCCCAGTTGGAGTTGACCCGCATGCAATATCAGACGACTTTAAGAAGGTCGAGATAGTTGAGAAGTTGGATAAAGTAAAGGCTCGAAAAGCCGCAATATCAGCATTTAATGCTGGACAAGAAATGCCACCTGGCATTGACATAAAGAAAGTTAAAAGAGTAAAGAGATCATAATTATTATCTATTGCAAACTTTATTCTTTTAGATATAAATTATCTGGGCTCAGTTGTTCAAACTTAAACGTATACTAGTTCTTGTTTGACAGTGAGTACACCCACGCTGAGCCCTGATATTTAAATGAAGTATGATAAAGAAACATTCCGTGAGGTATTAGAACCTCATCATCGTACTTATTGGAAGATTGCTTATACCAAGCTACAGAGAAAGATGCAAAGTCTCAAATCCTCCCTTAAGAAACGATCTGAAGATTCAGAAGTATTATTTAATGTAACTATGGATGAACTTCGGGAAATGTTTTATACTTCATATGGTAAAGGTTGCAAATATTGTGACAGGAAAATGACTTTAAGAAATATGGTATGTGACCATATTGTCCCGCTAGCTAAAAGTGGAGATTCAATAGTTAAGAACCTGCAGCTAATTTGTAAATCATGTAACACCAGGAAAGGCCCATTAGATGAAGATGAATTTAAAAATCTTATGCAATGGGTAGAACAATTAAAAGACGAAACAAAAGAATATGTGCTGCGAAAGCTCGCAAAAGGAGGAAGATATTAATGAAATTAAATCACGAACAGTATGAAATTATGATGACAGCTTTACAAAATTATAGGGGAGAACTCTATATAAATAGTGGTGACACTACTGTCTTAAATAAGGTTAATGACCTTTGTCAAGCAATTGAAGATGAGAAAAAAGCATTAGACTTAGATCAAAAAAAGATACCCGTTACTGAAGATATGTATGAAGTTGGTTCAGAAACTGGTATAGAGCAAGAATACGCTCTACAAGGTAAACCGAAATGTGATAATTGTGATGAATAATTATACAATTAAAACACCAATTTGGCACGGAGGTAAGAAAACTCGTGCTATAGGAATAGCGGAATTTAGATTACCATGTATTGTTAATATAAGTCATAAAGATAAGTATGACAACCTAACTTATCCAGGAAAATTTAAAATAGAAAAATCTGATGTAGAATCATATGATAGGCAAATATTGAGAAATTCTGTAAAGCTTGTCATAATTCCTATAGAGGATTTATATGAAAAATTTGAGGTAACTAGTGAATAATAAACAAATACTAAAAAATAAACTCGTCCATTTAGAACAAGCTCTAATGGAAGCTGACTTTGCAATGAGGGCAATGGCTGAGAGAGTGGATGAAATGCAGAGTAAAATAAACAAGTATAAAATTACTAATGATCCAAAAATCTTGGAACAGAACAATGATTTAATACTTGACCTAATTAAAGAAAGGTTAAGGGTAGGTGCAAAAACATACCATCAAAATGTACCTATTATGCCAAGAGATGACATCACAAGAGATAACTTTTATGAAGCTGTTGAAGAAGCACTGGATTTATCCGTATATTTGTCAGCTTATATGCTGCGTTTAATGGAAGAGAAGGAAAAAAGAGAGTACGAACCAACAACGGCAGATGAGCATAATGAAAAACATCTTGAAGGGGATGTTGATGGCGATAAGGAGAAAGGCAATGACAAAACTAAGGAAAGCACAACTTGAATGTGCTAATTGGGATGTTGGTAACTGCCTTGGTTGTAATCTATATATTGACAGAGGATACCTAAAAAGAAATAATTGGGTACCAGTCTTTCAAACTATAAATACAGACAAGGTCGATAAGCCTTGTATTGTAGAAAAGGGATGTAAATACTTTGATAAATTCGTAGCACGATAAGTTACAACTTAACTTGGTTAACCTTTCGCCAAGGTAGCTTATCTCTCCCCAGGGGAGGACATAAAGGGGTCTTACTATGCCCTGTTCTCCCCTATCCCTTTATCTTCTAAATAAAGCAAGTCTCATAGCTCTCTTCATGAACCATTTAGCACCATGTTTTGCAGCTTTTCCATACTTTTTTTCTTTCATGGCTAAGTTAAATTTTATTGACCTAGGGACTCTTTTTACATCTCTATCAGTAACAACATTAAAATGAACTTGTCGTTGAAGCGGGTCATTTTGCATTAGAACATCATATTTATCACTAACTAAAATATTGTTATATACTTTCCTACTAGGGACACCAACTCTACTTTTAGGGTCACCTAAAGTTCCAATGTTCCTACCAATCGTACCAGTACTTCTTCTAAAGTTAATATCAGCATTGACTCCGCCAACTAAAATATGAGGTTTATATTGTGGACTAAATTGTATACTGACAATTCCAGTTTTTTTATTATAGTTAAAAGTTTTCATAAATTTATCAACTTCTCTTTTTACTGTACCATCCCAATTTTCAACAAGATCGTTTCCGATATGAGGATGCAGTCTATTGTACATAGTTGCACCAGATGCTTTATCACCAATCATGCTATTAAATCTTGCTGTAGCTAGTTTTCTAACTTCTTTTAAATCTGTTAAGTCATCTGCATGGGCAGTAACATACTCACCCATTTGATATATATGATCTCTGCGTACAGATTTAGTTATTACCCCTTTATCTCCGCCTTTGTCCAATATGTGAGATATTGATACAGTAGAATCTGGGACTAAAGTTCTTCCCCATGTTTTTTGTATTCTAGGATGATCCTGCATACTTCCACCAATTTCTCCAACCCCAAAGGCAGCTTTCATATTTGTTACTCGTGGTCTAGACAAACCATTCGCCTTTAATCTTTTCTCATTATACACACCTCTCTCAGTCCAGTCTATCATCTCTTGAGCAAGCCTTTCATGTCTTAAGAGTCTATTTAAAGTAACAAGTTTCCCACCTTGTTTCATAAAAGCCTCTCTTCTTATACTAGAGCCTTTAGGGCCAGCCTTCAGAGCTCTTGCTTCTCTTTTCTTAATAAATTTTTCCTCATCAAGCAAAGCTCTGTGTTCTGCTAAGCTTTGAGAGCCTTGTTTTTTCATATCGTTTCTAATAATTGCTTCAGCTTCTTCTGGAGATGCTTTTTTTATATCAATATTATCATCTGCAAAACGCCAAGGGTGAAGCTTAATTATTTTTTGTATTTCAATGGCTTCATTCTTTCTTAGATGCTCAAACATCAATTTCTTTTTATTTGCACCAGGATTATAAAAGGTTTCAACTTTTGTACTTACTTTTCTAGCCTGATCACCAATCATAGGCCCAAGACCACTATGTTTTAATGCTTGATACCCTAGGGCACTTACACCGTATGCTCCACCAGCAATTTTTGCTCCAGTTTTTGCAATACCAGGCAAATTACTTGCCACATTAGCCTCAGCTATCTGATCTTCAACTTCTCTTAGACTTGCTAAGTCTATCTGATCTGCCTCATCAATCCAATCCATTATAATATCCTAGGGTGTATAAATTCTTCATCTTTATATTTCTTTACTTGTCTACTAAATTGTTGATATGGAATACCGCTTATCTTCTCTATAGCCCTTGAAGGATTCTCAATTAAACCACCTTTTCCTCCTTCAAATACATTTCCTAAAACATCATATCCCATTCTACCAAAGGGAACCATACTCCATGCATAGTATCCTCCTAGCCTTGAATAGTCATCATTAATTACAGCTTTAAAAGTAGCTGGAAGTATCCTTGCTATAGGAGGTGTAATCATCTGGAGAGGGAGCAGTGCCTCAGGGTAAGTGCCAAAGAAAGCTCTACTCCTCTCTTTTTCGTTTCCAAAAGCCCAATCAGCCCAATCTTGTATCCAACTATAAGGTTGAGGAAGAGCATTTTCAAATAACGAATACATGAACACATTGCCTAACCCAAACATGAGCAAGTCCATAGTAGCCATCCGTTTAAATCTTTCGAATTCAGGAGTACCTTCTTTCCAACCCCTTAGGTGAGCCTCCCTTATAGTTTCATTTCTAAATCTTACTGAGTTCCAAGCCCAAAGCTGGAATCTAGTCATAACCTTACCCATAGCAGACCTTGCAAAGGCTGGTCTAAAAGGAGCTGAATATAGGAATTGTGTAGATTTTACACCTTCCATGCCAAGTTTAATTAACACTGGGTCATCGAATCTTCTAATAGCACCCTCAAAGTTGTCTCTAGCTTGCAGATAATGGGCCATAAAGGCATCTCTACGGAGAGTTCTCTCTGGTCTCCGCATAAACCATGCAGCTTTATTAAAAACAGAGTCTATGATACCATGTTTATTAGCTATACTCTTGAGACTTTTATCAGATAAGTTTGAATCTTTTTTAAATGCACTAGTAGCTTCAGATAAAAACTCTTTGAATCTTTTTGATTTAAACTGAGGATTTAAGCCAGCCTCGTAAATAATAAAATCTTCT